GAAGTATAGATTTTGAAAAACTATTACCAATGGGGATAGAAAAGTTTGAAAAACATTTTCGTAATAAACAATGGTTTGTAGCAAAAGGTAAACCTGAAAGATTCAATCATTTTAGTTGGGAGCAGTTAGATGAATATTTAAACTCTAGCGACTTAAATGGTTATGACAGATTACCTCAATGCCAGATTATAAATGAAAAAGGTAATAAATACTGTCATAAGAAAGCTGAAAAGAAAATGAAAAAAGATGAAATGTATCGCTACTGGAAAAGAGGAGATACATTTGTATTAACTTTATGCGAGTTCCTAAATAAAACAATGTGGAATCAATGTATGAAGTTTGAAGAATATTATGGTAGAGGGTGTGCAAATTTATATTGCTCTTCTAAACAAGACGCACATTGTTTTAAAACGCACGCTGATGCTACTGAAAATTTCCTGTTTCATGTTAGGGGAACAGTTCGCTGGTATATCATGAATGAATACGAGTGGGATTGTCCGCCCGAAGATGCGACAGTAAATAAGGTTATAGATTTGGAAGAAGGAGATTTATTATACCTTCCGATAAAACTATACCACAGGGTAGATACCCTAGGCCCGAGAATATCAATTTCCTACCACTTTACTGATGCAAAGCGCTGGAAAGGAGGCAAGAGGAAGCCTTGGTATGATTGGATTGGAGACATAAATGGCTGACGAGCGATTTAGTGGCGATATGTCACGGAATGAAGTCGAAATAGACCTTAATAAGTTTATGGAGATGATTCAGGAAAATAATGAACTAAAACAAAAGATATTTATGTTAGAGAACGAAGATAAAGTAAATCCATGGCAAAGGTGGATTCATTTATCAGCAATGATAGATGCTTGGAGAATCTTTCCAAGAGCTTTTCTTAGTGTGTATATATTCTTACTTTACTATGCAACTATGTGGTTTATGGAATTACCAGACCCCACACTTGAACAATCAGGACTAATTTCTATCATAGTCGGTGCAGGTGCAGCATGGTTTGGCTTATACGCTGGAACAGCGAAAGATAAGATTAACAGTAAGTAATTGATGATAGGAACTGAAAAATAGTTCTTGACAGAACTTGAAAATTTTAGTATAATATATCATATAAAAAATAAACTCTAACTCAAACAAATGGAGTTTCAGTTTTGTGGTTGGACTAGGTAGTGAACAGAAACCTATTAGAAACAGAGCCTACACATTGACAGGGCGTGTGAACGCTAGATAAGTTAATAACACAGCAAAAAGTAATGAAAGGCAAAACTCTTAGGTCTATGTAGCTGTCCAGACAGAGAATTTATCTAGTTCAACCCTTCTTTTACAATTATGGATAAACGAGAATTTTTAGAAAACAATATCGAAGATGACGGAAAACGAGCATACGAACTAGATGGTATGCGCGCAGTATTTCCTAGTTCTTGGACAGACGAGCAAAGACAAGAATGGTTTCAAAAAGCCAAGGTTGACTTGCATCTGCGTAGGAACTTGAGAATGATTAAGAAGAACGGAAGTCAAAGTCTACTTCGAAGTTATAGAACACACGGAGCAAGACATGGCGAAGACTGAGAAAACTATGGAAGGACTTATGGGCGTCTTAAAAGATGACATGGTTGAACATAGAGCAGTTCTTAAAAATAATTTAGAGGTTCAACGAACCGTGATTGAAGAGGAGATTATGGTCTTAGAGGGTAGACTTGCATTGAAGAAAGAATACCTAGCTAAGATTGAAGGTGGCATTGACGTATTAGACGAGTTGAAGTAATGGAAGGTTATAACCAAATCGATTACAAATACTCCGAAGATGAAGTACTAGAACGATTGAAGTCGTATATCGATGCTACTTATAGCCAACACTATGCCCAAGGTGGCTTACAAGCTACTGAAATCATTTGGGATTCGGGGCATGGTGAAGGTTTTTGTGCAGGAAATATTATAAAGTATGCATTAAGATATGGCAAGAAAGGAGATAATCTTGGAGACCTTCTCAAAATTATGCATTACGCTATGATATTATATAGTAGATGTGTAGATGATTGGGAAGAAAGAGAATGGGAACAGTAAGAGCAGCAAAGCATGAAAAGTTATCAAATGATAATATAGCAAAAGTAGTCAGTCTACTTAGTGGCGACTCTCCCATAACCAAGAAAGAAGCCTGTGAAATTCTGAATATAAGGTATAACACGACCCGTCTTCAGAAAATCATAGATGACCATTCTGAAATGGCGGAATACCGTGAAAGGCGAAAGTCACAGAATCGTGGTAAAGGGGCAACCCGAGATGAAATCAAAACTGTTATAAAGTGCTATCTTGATGGAGATAATATCTCTGAGATATCAAAAGGACTTTATCGTTCAAATTCATTTGTCAAAGCAATCATAGAAAGAGTTGGTATTCCTAGAAAATTATCGAAAGAAGAACATACTAAGTGTTATAAACACAAACTAGAATTAGTTCCTGATGAATGTGTTAGAGAGTCGTTTGAAGAAGGTGAAAAAGTATGGTCTGTAAAAGACAACTGTATTGCTGAAATCAAACGAGAAATGACAGTAGAGTATATGAACTCGTGTGCAGGCTATACAAAACCTCCTGTAAATTATGAGGAAAAGTATGGAAGTAAAGGATATGCAATATATGTCCTTACACCCTGCGACCTAAGTAATACTTACTTTCCATGGTTAGATGGAAATAGAGTAGGTTATCACTCCTTTTCTTTGGCTTACGATTTAGCAAGCTTAAAGCATTTGGAGCAATATGGAGTTAACATTACTTAAAATAATCGCAGCAGCGTGGTTATCAACTTGGCTAGTAGTACAGTTTAGAATATTCGTGCCTTCGATTATGACATTAAATCGCTATGCTGAAGGACATAATTCAGTAAAGTGGTGGCCAATTACATGGTTAATTTTTGGAGTAGGTACTTTAATTACTGCTCCATTACTCATAACAACAGTTCTTTGGGACGACCATAGAGATTTGTTTGTAAGAACTTATGTTATGAATTTAGTAGAGAAACAATGAGAGAAATTATAATTAACGCACTCAGACTAAAATATAAAGGAGTTATGGCTGAGGCACAAGCAAATATAGAAATTTATTTAGAAAATCCCGCTGGTATAGGGGAACACCCAGAAGTACTCGCGGCCATCGATAGTGAACTGCTAAAACTGGCAGAAGCTAGAGATAAGTTATTAGAGGTAAATGAACTATGACCGAGGCAGTACATCATACGCCCCAACAATGTAGTATCAAACTAACAGCTCTGTTAGAGAAACTACAAAACATAGACACTAGAAATACACAAACTTTGCCACAGCTAGTTGATGATGCTAAAATGTTGGCATCGGAGTTAGCACGTGAAACAGAGTTTATTGATTCCTTACACAGTTCGTAAAGGTAGAAGAAAAGTAAGAGGAACAGTTGCATTTCTACGCAACCCCTACGAAAGAATTATAGCACTCTATAAAACTTCGTGGGGATACAGGTCTTTATCTGAATTTTTAGAACATGAAACAATTATCCCACAGGCAGAGCTTTACGCAGATGCAGACATAGTTACGCACTTAGATAATTGGCAAAATGCAATAGATGAATATAAGTTAAAACCTGACGAAAATAACATAGATTTTACTAAGTTGGAGATTTCAACGGAATACAGAAGATGGTATACACAAGACATGGTAGATATGGTTGCTGAGATAGTTCAGCCTGATTTAGATACCTTTGGTTTTACCTTCTAAAAAATAGTAGTTGACATCGCCCTTATTTCTATGTATAATATAACAATAAATAGGATTTTAATGAGCGATAGATTTTATACACAAATGCTAGAAGCAACAGGTTGGTGCCCTGGATTTAAGCACACAACCACATTAGAAGAATATGAAAGAAAATTTGGAAAAATAAATAGGAGAAGAAAAGTGGCTTGGACTGATGAAGCAAAACAGCAAGCGATTGAACTATATACAGCAGAAGAACCTACTCCAGAAAACAGTATGGAGATTGTCAAAGAGATTGCTGCCGAGTTAGGCGAGAGCCCAAATGGTGTTAGAATGATTTTGACAAGGGCTGGTGTATATGTGAAGAAGACTCCTGCAGCTAGAAGCACTTCTAGTAATGGTAGTAGTGGAGGTGGCAGAGTATCTGTTGCTGACGCTCAGCAGTCTGTTAAGGACGCGATTGTAGACATGGGATTAGAACCTGATGAAGCAATCATTTCTAAACTAACAGGTAAAGCTGCTAACTATTTTGCAGAACTTCTAAACAAAGCTAACAGCTAGAAATCGCTAGAACAAGATAACGCGAGGGTGGCGGTATGTCCCCTTGCGTATTTTTGCATCTAAAGAAATCACCTCGTCAAAGACAACACCGTTATTGGGTAACTTAAAATTAACTAACCCGACAAGGAATGAATGAAAAAAGACGAGTTTATTAGACAGGTTACCGAGGCAGGTGACGCTGTGATAACTTATCGTAGTCAGAACAGTCGTAGACTAAAGTATAACGTCTGTACTCTTGACTTTGATAATAAATACATACAAAGCAAAAGGAATCGCGCAAAACCCACACAGAGACAAGTTCTATTGTTCTGCTGGGATACAGATTCTTATAGACTCCTGCAGCCTGAAAATGTCACATCTATCGTTCCTCTCAACAAGATATTGAAAAATGATAGAATTACATGAAGCCCCACCTATTTACGAAAAAGAAATACATTACAACGAAGAGAGACACGAAAAAATATTTCTTACAGTAAACACTTTTAGAGGTATAGAATACCTTTCAATCCGAAAATACTACCAAGACTTTGATGAAGAATGGAAACCCAGTAGGGAGGGTATAACTATGGCTATTGATTTTAATAATAGTAAGAGTTTATTCGAGGGATTAGTTGAAATCATATCTTTAGCGGAAGCAAAAGACGTTTTAGAAACACACTTCAAGGATACACTAGATGAGATATATCAATGATAGACCTGTTCATATTTATGGCGATAGTCATACAGCAGGGTATGAGTCAGACCACGATGCCATACTGGGTAGAGATTGTTTTAAGGAAAAGAAAGACTTAATAGCTCAGTTTGGTTTACACCAAGCCATATACTACTGGAATCAAAAGATGAGTAGAAAGACAAAGATGCCTGTCTTTAACTTTGCTCACAGACAACTGCCCGAATCATGGGCAACCCTATTTCAACCCAATGCTAGGATAGTAACCTGGCCTGCAATGAGTAATGATTTTTTACACTTAACTATAAAGATGGATTTTGTACAAGGACGATTAAAGTCGCACGACCATGTTTATTTACCTGTGCTTAGACCCACACGAATATTTAAGTTAACAGATGAAGGTAGGTATGATTTTACTAATGAAGATTTAGATGGAAATGCAGGAGGCTACTCAGATAATCATTACGCTACTGTATGGGCGATGGAGATAAGTGCAATCATGGACTTTCTAGAAAGAAAGAAAATTTCATACAGTTTCATAAGATGCTTTGATATTTTTGCTCAAGAACCGAAAGATGATATCCA